ATTGTGGCCTGTCTTCTTTACATTGGCTTGAGATAGTTCATATCTCGCTGTCTGTAGTTTCTTGAATACTGTCATACTTTCCTTCCGGGTTTAGCTTTAGGTGTGCCGTCTTTCTTTAAACCATATGGCGCTTTTTTTGGGCGATATACAAATGGTTTCTTTTTCTTGGCTATTGCCTTGTCGTGCATGATCTCTTGTAGTTCTTTCTCAAAATCATCCTCATCTATCTTGGATACTTCATCCCAAGTTGGCTTAACTGATGACTCCTCCTCGCAAGCATCAAGCTTTGCCATAAGGTGTCTATGTCGAAAGACTAAAGCCTCACGAATTAACTCTAGTTCTAATTTAGATACATCAACATGGATTGGTAGGTTCATGATTTTTCCTTTAGGTAGGTTTGATATTGGTTGCAGAATTGGCTGACCTGACAGTAGTTTGCACAGCGTGTCCTCTCGCCTTCTCTGACTTCGATAAAGTAACCCTTTGCTGGTAGGGCAACTTCCGCATCAGCCATTGTTTGATGAACTGATTTGGCTCTAACTCCGCCGTCTTTCTTAACGGCGTAGGTTGTGGTCTTCTCCCACATTTCCTCTGGCGTACAGTCTGGTAGGTTTCCATCTGTATCCATCTCAAAGTAAGCCTCGGAATGAAGCCCTACTCTCTTCTTAATAAACTCATCTTGTTTCTCATAGTCCCATAGCGGGATATCTATTACCACCACAGGGGATTGTGGATAGGTTTCTTTGTTCTGTGCCTCACGCGCAGACCAGTCTCTTACTATGGCCACAATCTGAACGGCCTTGACTGGTTTTTTCTTAACTGTTTGCACTAGCCAAGCGTAGATATTGAGCTGGTCATGCCAATCTTGTTTCTCATTTGATACAGCCCAAGCACTTGTGACCTTGTAGTCTTTAATAACTATGCCGTCTTCCTCAACTTCTTGAAGATCAATTGCGCCAGAGAGAGTCCAACCATCCACAACAGTGAACAGTCTTTCCTCAACGATATGGTTGTCGCCCTTGCCATGCTCCAAGATGTTGTGAACGGCAGAGCCAAACAGTGACCACACCATCTCAGATGCATCCTGCTCTATGTTCTCCCAATGCTTTCTCTTTAACTGAACTATCCGAGGACTATTCAGTAGCTCGGTAGCAGAGATGTTTGACTTACCTTTAGAGTAAGTCGGACGATTGATTACATTGACAAACGTCTGAGGTAGATTAAATTTGTTAGTGAGTTTCATCAGAGATTCTCCCAATGTTGCTTTTGTAATCGTTGTATACCGCCTCGCAACCCTCTAAAAATGTTTCCTTTGACATTCCCTCTATGACCGCACACATTGCAGAGCCAGTTAAAAACGTTGCAAACACAACGGGTGTGCTGTTGCCATCAAGAATCATTTCGTGCATCAACTCCTTGGCTAAGTCGTGCGCCCTTTCGGTTATTTCAAAAGCTTTCTTTGCGTCCATTCCACGATACTCCTGTCTGTTGATTGTGTGTGCATTGTAACTGGTTAATTGCCTGTTGTCAACAAGTATGTTATAACTGATACAAATATTTTTGCAATGGAAACGTTACCATGCGTAGAGCGAACAGAATAGATGCGAACCAAGAAGATATAGTCCATGCTCTCAGAGCTTGTGGCGCTTATGTCAGGGTGGTTAGTCAGGGCGAAGGCATCCCTGATCTACTGGTTGGCTATAGGGGTTTTACCTTACTGTTAGAAGTTAAGGACGGCAAGAAGTCTCCGTCAGCTAGAACGCTTACGACAGCAGAGGAGAAGTTCTTTAGAGAGTGGACTGGCGGATTGATCGCTGTGGTTAACTCTGTGGATGAAGCCCTAGACATTTTGAAAAAGTGTGTATGATTAACTTGCGGTTTCAGTTGCCGCTTTCATGATGATTCCTTTAATGGGTTGTGGGGGTCTACGGATCCCCACTTTTTTCTGTCAACACGCATGGGGATTGTGTTTGACGCTATGCACATAGCATAGAAAGTCAGTAGTCCCCAGCCGTGTTGGTAATGCGTAATGCGGGTTAGCGCCGCATTTTTTGTTGTGCAAATACAAAAGTTAAACGCGACACTGCTTTATGTGAGCGCATTGCCAACTCCTAATTTTTGTGTATAATCCACAGCATCAACGGATTGGTAACCCGTTGTAGTTCAGTACAGCGATCCGCAGAACCCATTGGTGAGCGGGCTTCGTCAAAGCTAAAGGTGCGTGGTACTGCACCCCTTTATGCGGCAACCAAGCCTAAAGCTCGTTCAACCAATGGGTTTTTTGCTTTCTGCCGTTACCCGACACAAAAGTCTATCGGGAAAGGTTTCATACCGAGGGTTGAGGAAGCGAGTAGCCGTAATACGTCATGGTATCGGTAGCCCGAAAGGGTTTAGAAAGCGTAGTCCCCAAGGAGCAGAGCCGCAACAGTTCTGGCTTGTGTTGTATTCCGGACAGAAGAAACCCCATCCGGACGCATAGGGATAGAGTGACGGCGAAAGTAGCTATACCAATCCAGTCCTTCATTGTGACGGTACACGGTGGCGATGATAGTGTTGCCTTCCAACGGTGTGGTTAGGGAATGCCGTGTGTTGGACGGATAACGTTGGGAGATAGGGTGTGGCGAACAACTTTACACACCCCCTGAGATGCGGCTGGGCGGACTCGTCGGTGGATCACAGGTAATGCTATGTAGGAGCTTGTCTCCGATAGGCATAGCTTTCCCGAAAAACAGCCAGAACGTCACATCAATGGATCAACATGGATGATTTATACAAATCAGATGCTTGGAAAAATGCTACTGCTAATCAGCGCAGGGAGTTCATATCTAAGGTTCAAGCGGATAAGCGCATGGAAAAAGAAAGGTTAGTTGAAGAGGATAGAAAAAAGAAACGTGCAGAGAAAATGTTTCCAGCTCAAAAGACTAAGAAACAAAAAAGAAAAGAACGGTTAATAAAAAGAAATTCCAAGCCAATAACCATAGCTGGAATTGATGTAACGAGTCCTGAGTTTTTAAATACTTATGAATGGCGGAAACTTCGTATGCAAGCATTGAAACTATACGGCCCAAAATGTATGTGTTGCGGATCTAGCCCCGCTAACGGAGCGGTTGTAAATGTTGACCACATAAAACCAAGGAAACTGTTTCCAAGTCTGGCATTAGAGATAAAGAACCTACAAATACTCTGCCATGAATGTAACCACGGCAAAGGTAACTGGGATCAAACCGATTGGAGAAAGTAACTTTTTTTCTAATGAAATATAACTGGTAGGTGTTTTCCCTACATTACTGGTAACATACACAAATATGTGTATAATTGTGCATAAAGGTGCAGAGTAATGCTAACATGGATACTAGTGGTGTTGTTGGGTACGCCAGTTTTACTGGTAACGATATACGGGATAGTAAGTTTTATAAGGGGGGATCTACATGGATGAATACGACATAGAAGAGCTGAAGGCTCAAGACAGATTTGAGAGACAGATGCGAGCTAGATTGATGGCCAATCCTGACTGCCGTGACCCAGATCATTTGGGCTGTGAGAAGTGTGAGGATGAAGATGAGTAAGCATCCAGAGCATAGAGATAAGGGTGGAACTGCCACCAACACTATGGCGCAGAATCAAGCGATAGCGCAGACTGTGTGGAAAGAGGCTGAGTGGTTGTCGAATAAACAAAAGACCTGCTGGAAATGCCAGAAAGATTCACGGCCTGAGAAGGGGTGTGATATGAGAATAATGAAAGGTTTCCACAAGTATGTATGCAAGGCGTGTGTAGACGCTAGAAAGGAAAAGAATGACGGACATGGATCTATTGAGGTTAGCTGATAAGTGCGGGGTAACAGCCGTTACCAAGTATGAGTGGAACTTTGACAAGAAAAGGTTCGACAACGTAGGAGATATGTTGGATGGTGACGGAGCTGGCTTGCTTTTGTTTGCCAAGGCTTTATTAAAACTGAGGGAGGAAAAACATGAGTGATACACCAGCATTTCCAGTAAGCGGTGATTGGTCGCAAATCAAAGATAAGGGCATGACTTTGCGTGATTACTTTGCGGCTAAGGCTATGCAAGAACTTATCGGTGTTCTTAACTTCACAGACGGAACTAGAAAAGCCTATGAATGGGCAGACGCAATGCTGAAAGCGAGGGAAGCATGACAGATACACAACTTTTAATAGTGATTGGTGCTGTGTATATTGCCCCACACATGAATTACTACTGCGGTTTAATAACTGGTTTAATTTGTTGTTGTATTGCAACCTGTATGGGATTGGGATGGATATGACACAAGAAGACATAGAAAAAGCATGGAAATTAATGTCCATGCACAACAGCGAGTTGTTGTTGGAGAACGAACAGTTGAAAAAGCAACTCATGCAACAAAGTTTATGGTATGCAATCAAGCGAGCGTATCGTATTTGGAGGGGACAAGCATGACACCAGAAGACGAAGAGTTCAACCGCATAGAGATGGAGTCTCGCATCAAGCAAGAGTATGTGCGAGATATAAAGATACCAACAAGAGAACAACTAATCGCAGAGGTTGCCGTACTGACTGAGTTGGTGCGTGTCTTGTCCGACAGAGTTGCTGAGTTGGAGGGTGCGTCAAACACACTTAATGAAATGAGTAGACGTTACAACGATCACTTTGCAAAAGCATTGGGGAGAAAGTGATGGCTGAATGTCCACACTGCGAGTACAACAAGAAACGCGCACAGAACTGGCGGGAAGAAGTGTATAGGTTAGGTGGGCATCCGTTGCCTGAGCAAGAGCCTGTGGCGTATGTTGATAAAGAAATGGATGGAGTTTTGCGTAGAGCAATCATTCGTTCAGGAAAAGTCATCACACCACAACAACGCACATGGGTAGGGCTGACGGATGATGAGTTGTATGTGAAAGCATCGGCTTACGCAAACAACCGCAAAAAAGCGTATCAAGAAGGCATGAAGACCGGACGATGCCCAAAGAAAACAGAAGAAGAACTTGGTTGGCTTTGGGTTGCTCATGTCGATGGCTACCGAGAGGCTTACTGGATGGCAACAGACGACACAAGGCATACAACAGACCCTTACAAGGATAAGAACACATGACACTACAAGAAATTGAAGAACTAGCAGGACATCGCAAAGTATCACCTTGGGTTGTCAAGTTGGTGGGTGATGCGGTAGCGAAAGAGCGTGAGGTGGTGGCTAACTGGATTATGGATAGAGGTTTTGCTACTGGTCATGGAGATTCTATTGTTGATTTGCTTGACCAACTTGAATGGCAAATAGCAGAGAAAGAGCGTGAGGCGATTGCTGTGTGGCTTGAAAAAGAATGTGATGAGCAATATTTGGCTGACCGTGTTCGTGCAAGGGGACAAGCATGACTAGACCAATCGGCATATCAGTGCCACACCGCAGAGTAGAAGAAGATGATGACATCCAAGACTACAAGAAGCCTTGGGTTGGGTTGTCAAACGGAGAAATGATAAAACTTTCAGAAATGGAATTAGGTCATTGGGATTTAATTCTTGAAGTTGAAGCCTTACTTAAGGATAAGAACACATGACTAAAAGAGAAACATTGGTAGCCTTTATCAGAGATATGTTGCGACCACGCACACTAAAAGAAATTATCGAGATAGAGATGCGTGATGCAACCCTATCGAAGATGCAAGCGGAGAAGTCGCTTGAGTATGCAACAAGCGTTGTTGATTACAACCGCCAACGTATTCGTAGACTGCAAGAGAAGCTTTTAGAACTGGAGGGAATAGATGCTTGAGTCAATAGCTTGGACAGTATTTTTATTACTGCTCGGCGGCTTTATAGCCGTTGGAATTATTGTGGCAATTCTGATGATAAGTGGTGACGAATGAAAAAAGAAGATCTAGCGGGTCTATTAAGACTAACTGGCGTAGACGAGAACGCCATAACTTTGGCCATGAATGCCTATGAGATCGGGTATGAAGAGGCTAAGTACGAAGCAATAAAACAATCACCTATTTTTAAAGAAGGAAAAAAAAATGGAGAAGATCCGACAGAAGTTTGAACTTTGGATGGCAACCAAGGGCAAGAGTGAGATGAAGTGGAACGGCAAAAGGTATGACCATCCAAGGATACAAATGCAGTGGATCGCATTCTGTACGGGCTGGGCTATGGGTAATGAATAAAGGAACTGAAATGTTAAATATAAAACTAATCGTCATTGATAAGGGAACGCAACCGAGAGCGGAGATCAGTCAGGAGACTGTGGATGACTACGCATTAGCAATGGAGAACGGGGATAAATTCCCGCCAGTTACTGTTTTTAATGATGGTGTATTCCATTACCTAGCGGACGGATTCCACCGCTACTTTGCCCACCTAAAGCTAGGTAAGGCAGGGATCAACGCTGATGTAGTAGCAGGAACGCTACGGGATGCCAAGCTGTTTAGCTACAAAGCCAACAGATCCCACGGCTTACGCCCAACTATGGAAGATAAGCGCAAGAGCGTATTGGATATGCTCAACGATATCGAGTGGGGTAAGTGGAGCGACCGAGAGATAGCTAGGCATTGTGGTGTTAGCCACCCGTTTGTGGGCAAACTTAGAGCTTCACTAGCTACACCGAAGGAGGAAAAGCGCAAGTTTACGGATGGTGAGGGTGTTACCCGTGAGCGTAAGGTCAAGCCCAAGGAGGTGGAAACGTTACCAGAGCCACAGCATGACGAGAAGGCAGAGATGGTTGATGCCCTGATCGCAGAGAACGAGAAGCTGACGGAGCAGTTAGCCCTTGCATCCATAGACGGGACAGTAGAAGATAAGAACATGGCTGAGAAGCTGATAGCAGAACTGAAGGAAGACCTGCGCCTCGCTAGAATTGAGATTGTAGCTGTCACTAAGAGCAGAGACTCATTCCAATCAGAGAATGCCCAACTAAAACGCCAAGTGGCGATGCTACAAAAGAAACTGAAACAGTATGAATAATGCTTCTTGGAGGGAAGTATGGCACTAGAACTAAGACAGTACCAATCGGACACGCTAGAAGCTCTCCGAAATGGATTTGCTATGGGCAATCGCTCTCAAATCTTATATGCCCCTACGGGGGCGGGTAAGACAGAGATGGCTATTGCTCTGCTTGAAGCCGTAAAGAAGAAGGGCAACAAGGCGGCAATGCTATTGGATCGGATTGTTCTATGTGAGCAGACTAGCCAACGGCTAAACGGCTATGACATAGACCACGGGGTAATGCAGTCAGGCCACTGGCGGTATCGACCTTATGAGAATATCCAAGTCTGCTCTGCCCAAACGCTAGAGAAAAGGGGTGACTTCCCCGGCCTCGACCTCTTGATTGTGGACGAAGCGCACCAGACCAGACAACAAACTATGGAGTTCATCAAGAACAATCCACACATTCGGGTGATCGGTCTTACAGCCACCCCGTTTACCAAAGGATTGGGCAAGACTTATTCCAATGTAGTCTCGACAGTAACGACCAAGCAATTGGTGGATAAGAAGTTTCTAGTTCCTCTCAGGGTGTTTATCTCTACGGAGATTGACATGACTGATGCCAAGAAGGTGGCCGGCGAATGGAGTCAGAGAGAAAGCACCAAGCGGGGCATGAAGATCACAGGCGATATCGTTGCCGAGTGGATCAAGAAAACCCATGAGATATATGGAAGGCCACGCAAAACAATCATCTTCTGTTCGGGCGTAGAGCATGGGACAGATCTATCTAGGAAGTTTGCAGAGCATGGTTACAACTTTGTAAGCATCAGTTACAAAGATGATGATCAGTTTAAGGCGGATGCTATTGAGGATTTCAGCAAGCCAGACACAGAGATACACGGGCTGATAGCTACTGACATTCTGACTAAAGGATTTGATGTTCCAGATGTAGTGATCGGGGTATCTGCCCGCCCATTCTCCAAGTCTTTGTCCTCGCATATTCAGCAGATGGGTAGGGTGATGCGGTCTTATGAGGGGAAAGAGTTTGCCCTATGGCTAGATCACTCAGGAAACTATCTCAGATTTCGTGGTGATTGGGATGAAGTCTATGAGAACGGGGTTCAAGAACTGGATGATGGCAAGGAGAAAACCAAAAAAGAGCCGACCGAGAGGGAAAAGAAAGAGTCCAAGTGTCCTATCTGTCAGCATTTATGGCCGTCAGGATCAGATACTTGCACCCATTGCGGTCATGTCAGGGAGAAAAAGAACAAGGTTGAAGTAGAAGCTGGTGTTCTACAAGAACTAACTGGCGCAATGACACGGGAAGATAAACAGGCGTGGTGGTCACAGCTTCAATGGTATGTCCGTAACCAAGGGTGGTCGAGCGGTCGAGCCGCGCATACCTATCGGGATAAGTTTGGAGTATGGCCTAGAGGGTTACACGATACCCCCACCCCACCATCCCATGATGTAGTTAAGTTTGTAGACAACAAGATCAAAGCCTACATTCGGAAGATCAAAAGGAGTAGATAGTGGATTTGATTTCGTATTGCAGGGCGCATGGCATCCTCATAGACCATGTTCCCCCGATAGGGCAATGGAAACGTTACCAGACGGATGATCACCCCAACAAGAGAAACGGGGCGGTCAAGTTCATGGGGACTCATGCCTTTGTGCAGAACCATGCCGTAGATTCTGAAGTGTCCGTATGGAAACCTGATGATAGCTTGGAGATTAACTACACCAAGATTGCTCGGATGGCACAAGAAGCCGACCAAGATCGGCAGAGGAAGCAACAAGAAGCCCAAGACAAAGCTGATCGGATGATCCAAGAATCAGTCTTCGCTTTCCACCCGTATCTAAAGAGCAAGGGTTTTCCCGAAGAGACGGGGAATGTATGGGTCAAGGATAAGAACAAAATCCTTCTGATCCCTATGCGAGTGGACAATGTTGTGGTCGGTTGCCAGATGATCTCGGAAGACGGGGATAAGAAGTTTCTACTGGGACAACGAACCTCGGATGCCACCTTTGTGTTTAACAACGGGGGTGATCCGTATCTATGTGAAGGCTATGCCACGGCATTGTCTCTGAGGTATGCGCTACGGGGATTGAAAAAGAAATACA